CCGCTGCTGCCGATCTCAGTGCCATTACCGAAGGTCAGATACTGATCCGACGCACCGCCGCCGCCACCGCCGCCGCCCCCGCTGCTGGTAGAGCCCGGGGTGATGAAATTCGGGCGACCCATCAGGAGCCCCAGCCCACGAGGATGTGGTAGGTGGTGCTGATGGCGTTGTCGCTGCCAGAGTTAACGTTTGAACGGTGATACAGCGTGCCCTGACAGGCGAAACTGACTCCACCGCTCCAGACGTTGTCTATTGGGTCGCCTGCGGTGCCGTTCTCGACAATAACGTTGTTACCGGCTGGGTTTGTGTCGATACCAAGTATCGGGTCGACGGTCGACCCGCTGCCGCTTGTTAGGTCGCACATCTGGCGGAGCACGCGGCCTTTCTTGATACCGATCGGAATAGTGGCCTCTGTACTGGCCCCCGCCGAGGTCTCGGTGATAACAACGATGATTTCTGAGCCATGTCGGGACACTTGAACGGCCATTTTCTACCCTCTCTCATTCAGTCAATCTGGGCGGCTATAGGATACCGCAAACGGTTTACAGGTCAATAGTCAGCACACGGGCCGACGTCAGGATCATTGTCGTTACAGTCCATCTCTGGGCATGGGTTCAGGTCCCAATCCAGCCCGAGGCACGCGACCCAGCCAGCGCCCGGATCTGTGCAATGTCCAGCAGCCCCAAGCCAGACCCCGTATCCGTCGGCGTCATTGTCTGGATAGTACCGGTCGGGCAGTCCCACACCAGGATCGTTGTCGTCACAGTCCCACAGAGACACGACGCCATCACAGTCGGCGTCGTCACGAGACCAGCAGCCCGCCGCCGCTGTGTCTGCAGGGCCAGCGCATGACAAGATCAGGGCCAGCACTTACGCATCCCTCAGCGGGTGCTCATCGAACGCCACGGCATACAGCCAGCCATCACCGTCCCAGCGCCGCCCGATAATCTCTACAATCTGATCGGTGATGCTGATGCTGCTGTCTGTGAGCTTGACCGCGTCGCCCACGGTCAACCAGCCCCAGCGGGGCGCGGCTCGATAGGTGCGCGTGATTGTGGGGTAGCAGTCGGCCCGCAGCCGCTGGTTTAGTACCGCGCCAGCGCTGGCGGGGTCGTAGATGTAATCCGTGGTTATCTCTGTGCGTCGCTCACCATATCGGGCCTGTGAAAACAGGCTGTGAGGGCTGGCGAATGTATCCGGGTCCGTCAAGTCTGCGGCAGCTTGGGCGGTCAGGGTGCGGCGGCTGCTGTTGTCGGCAATGTCTCGGGCGAACCTAATGGAGATGTGATTGATCAGGTCTATCCGCTCACTGATTGTGGTCATGGGTCCGTCAGCACTGAAATCAGGGCCCGCCTCTACCAGGGTCTTTACGTCAGAGGCTCGACGGTCCAGGTTTCGGGGTAGCGGGATCACTCCCCGGGGCGATGCCTGCACTTCCAGCGGCAGCAGCGGAAACACATCATCACGCAAGAAATCCCAAGGGCTTAGGTCTTGATCGTCAATGTATCCAGCGAGCTTGACGGTGTTGAGCAGCGGGCGGGCCGCCATCCACCGCGCGATGTCCGCGCCAATGCTTGAGCGATTGAGGGCCCACACGCAAACATCCCCCAGCCGGGTCAGGAGCCCACCGGTGAGCGGGTCGCGTAGTCCGCCGCTGTTGTCGGGCCATGCTGCATAGAATTTGCGGCTGGTCTTATCAAACGAGCCGCCAGCCCCAGAGGTCGACACCGTCGAGACCAGCCGCCCCAGTCCGTCGCGCTCGCTGGTTGGGGTTGCGGTAAATGATGCCCCATCCTGATCGAAAATCGTAATCACTGCCGCTGCGATTACCTCATGGCCAGCCACCAAGAGTTTATCTGCGTTGGCCCCGGTATAGTCGACAGCATAGACGGGCGTGGCTGGCTTTGTTTGCGCGGTGCCTGAACTGGTGTAGAACGTGCCCGGCGACCCAATCACGGTTGGATAGACCGCCCCGATATCGTTTGTGGCGTTTGGCCAAGTGGTCTCTGTGATTACCGCGTCGCTGCTGATAAGGCGGCTGGCGTCATCGCTGGCGGGTTGCTCAAGCGTAAATGAAGCAAGCCCGACAGGGCCTGTCGGGTATCCATACACGGGCATCTCGCAATAGCCAGCGGCGAGCAGGTACCGGTTTTCAAACGTTTGATTGATTGTGCCGTCTGCTCGGACAAACACCATGGACAATTCGCCCGTGGCTGTGTTTAGCGGGCGGCCTGCTGCGTATTCAGCAGCAACATCCACAGGAAAAACCACATCGAACGGAATGGATGGACCCCCAGAGCTGAGCCCTCCCCGGTCGGCAGACTCGGAGAATTCAGGGTCCTCAAGTTCGCCCACAAACTCGATAGGCTCGCCGTCTGCATCGATTAAGTCCAGCGGATAGGTAGAAAACCGATAGACCCGCCCGCTCCAAGTGATTGAGAGCAGGTACACTGGCAGCGCGTTCTGTAGGTCCTGCTCATTCCAATTCATCGGATTTCCCGGGCGGTAATGGATGCAACCCGGAACGCCTCGGAGCTATCCTCGTCACCGAGAACGCTCTCTATTTCCACGGGTGACGTTAGCGTCATGGCCATATGCTGATGGCGACGATTGAGCACAATCGTATCAGTGCCGGTGCTGGTTGAGCGGGGCACGCTTGGCAGGTAGACAAACGGGCTGTACTGCCCAAGCTCTCGAAACATGCCCTCGATGCTACCGGCGACATCTTGACGGGTGCCGACAGGGAGTGAGCCGCCCGTCGTTGAGCCTGTCAGATAGTCGGGGCTGGTTGCCGTTCCGTAGGTGTCTGATGCGTCGACAGGGTCAGTCCATGCAAAGCGCAGCAGGCGTCCCCCTGGGCCTACCTGACGCCCACGCAGGACCCCGTCGGGGGATACTGATGTCGGCGTGTTTGGTTCATACGTCAGGACACGGCCCCTCGCGTATTGGTAGCCGGTGAAATACCCACGCCCGAGCATGAGGTGTCCGATGCGGTAGTCGTCGTCGTAGGTGTGCTGCGCAGTGACTCGGATAGCCCACGCGCTAGCCTGGACCCCTGCCAAATTGACTGCCACTGTGACGCTGTCAGGCCATAGCTCAAGCTGCCCGGTCTCGGTGCCGCCAGTGGTCGCCTTGACCTCAAAAACTGGGCGCTTGAATGACGTACCAGCGCCCATCACGCCCGCGCTGTTTCTGGTGATTTTGTAGAGGTTGGCTGCAAGCTTGGCAGTCCAGCCGGTGCATTCGTTTTGGTACAGGTATTCTGTGGTCGTGTTGCTGCCTGATGTGGGCAGCGTGATGGTGTTGTTGTTGCGGGTGGCGTTCCATGTGCCGCCTTGGATCTTGGTGTCAATGGTCGCCTTGACGTTCCATGATCCGCCGCTCCAGTATTCCAGCGTGAAATCAGAGAAATTAATGCCGCCCAAGTGCAGGACCAGCATGTCCCCGAGGAGGTCTTGCTGATTCGCCCCTGGTGATCCTTCGGTGGGGTTCATCAGCAGCGGGATTAGATAGCTGGCGTTGTCAGCGGTCGACCTCCAGCCAACCCGGGGCGTCTGGCTCTCGGAGAAAAACATGCGATCCACCGCGTATTGATAGCGGGTGTCGATGTGGTAGGTCTCGCCCTCTCGGGCCGCGCCATCGATGGCCGTAATCCTGACCCCGTCAGAGACATAGGTAGCCCGACCACGGCCCGCATAATCTCGGGCAAACAGATCCCCCGGGTTGGTCATTCCAGCGGATAGATCCGGGCTGTATGATTGGTCTGTGCGGTAGTGCATCTCATACCAATTGCTCTCCGCTGTTCCCGATGAGCAGTGCCCCCAGCTAATGAGGTTGTTGCTGTCTGGGCTGCCTGTGTTGTTTTGCAAGCTTGTCGAGGTTGGGCCCACGGTCCAGACACGGTCGGCAGCATTCGAGCGCGCCCGGTAGAACATCGAAACATTGCCGTCAGTCATGGCGATTAAAACGTCAATGCCAGCGCTGGGGGCAATGGTTGAAACCTCGCCCAGGTTGGCCCCGCTGTTGACGTCCACGAGGCGCATGGCTGTGGTGCTAATCCGAAGCGCCACCTCATAATCATTGGTGCCATCAGCAAGCCGCAGCTTAACGCCTCGGGCCATGCCGCTTGTAGAGCCGCCTGATACGGCGGTCAATGAGAACCGCACCACACAGCCATCAGCAACCGACCCGGCAGGGTTGGCGTCGTAGCATGTCTGCTGGCTGCTGGTGTTGATGTTGAGCGCGCCGATGACGTTGAGCGTTGCCGTGTCTGTTCCCGCCAATGTCCACGGGCCAGAACTGATGTCATCGGGCTTGTCAAACGGCACCCATGTTTGAGACCATCCCAGCCGCTGATGACTGCCGCTGTAGGTCTGCACGCCCGGCAGGGTTACCGTCGTGTATCCGCCCAGGTAGAGGATAACGGTGCTGTTCCCCGCATAGCTGCTCACATCGGCGTCAAAGTCGCACGCCACAACATGACGGCCCGCGCTACTGGTGCCGACAAAGTCGACCGGATGAACGCCCGCGTCACCGCTTAAGAACCACTCCGCCCCTACTGCGGTGCCAGCGGCCCCGTTGCCGACCATCCTGAATGTATCCCCGCCGTCAATGCTTTGGATCATGAATAGCGGGGTCGTACTCGACGACGAGAGCCCAAGAAACCAGATGGTTCCATCATCATCAACCCAGCCCGAGCCCTCCCCAGAGTCGACGTTAAAGCCTGATGTAACAGAGATGAAACCTGCCGTATACGCTGCGCTAATCTTCTCAAACCCTGACGATAATTTCATTCCAGAAAGCGCTGCGTTCGTTGTGGCCATCATTACATAGAATTGGCCATCAACCGTTAGCACGCTTGGAACGCCAGGAATGAACACATCAGGGCGGTTGTTTTCTACAGTGACAAAGCGCCCGCCGCCGTCAATGCTCACGGCCTGTAAATATCCCAGCCGCTGCGATGCTCCCGTGTCATTTACTTTGTAATTCGCCAATAGCAACACTTGTCCATTGGCTTCACTCATGCGGATACGTCTGGCCTCAGACCCATCATTTCCAGCGCCCGGGCTGCTCTGGGTATCAAGCGGAGTATCAAGGGCATAGGTGCTAATGGTTGTGAATGTCGCCCCGTCGTCTGTGCTCCGCATCACCTGTATCTGGGCCTCAAGGGCTGAGGTGTCATACACCCAGAACGCCAGCAAAACAGACCCGTCAGGCATGAGGCATAGGGCAGGGTGGTATCCGTCAGTGGGTGCGGTCGTCTGCGTGTATGCCTGCACAGATGTCCAGACCGCAGCGCTTGGGGATCGGCGGTATACCCTCACAGCAAAATTCAGGGCCGCGTTCTGCTGTATGGCGACGAGTACAGTGCCATCAGCCAGCGTCAGGGCGTCGGGGTCGCTGGAGTTTGTGACCCCGCTCGTGCTGAAATTCAGAGTCCCCCAGCCGCTAATCTGCTGAATGTCGCGACCTCGCCAGTAGGTATCCCCGTCCTCTTTCCAGACAAACCCGCCGCCGTCAGGGCCAGGGTTGCCCGCGCGCTGGGTTTGAATTCTCAGTTTCTTATCGGCGCTCTGGGTGCCGCTGCTGTCCAGCGTGAGGGTGTATGCCCCTTGTGGCACCGGCACGCCCGGCTGAGGGCCCGCCTGTGTGTAGGTCGCCTGAGCCGTCCAGAGGTTGTCTGGAGTCAGCCCAAGCGGCAGGCCAAACCCCCTAAGGTTGTCCGGTGTTTTGTCGGTGCCCATGTCAGCCCCTCATTGTGCGGCGGGTTCTGCTGTTAGACCGCATGAGGCGCGACACCTCACGGTCAAGATGTTTGTATGTCAGATTGACCTGTACCGGCTCTGTGTTGGCTTGGTTGCGCATCATTGCCCGCAATCCATCCTCGCCGCCCATCCTGCGGGTTGTGGCACTGTCCAAGACTGCCTCTGTGGCGAGCACCCGACGGCCCGACACTTGCCGCTCGTCGGGGGCCAGCGGGTCGCCCATGTGAGCGGGCGGCGGCTGTGCTGCAATCATCGCGGCCTGGGCTGCTCCTGTCGCTGTCAGCCCGATAGCGGCTATGGGGCCTGCCACTGGCCCAAGCTGTGCGAGCGCTTTTGTAATCGCTACGGCGGTATTGATAGCAACGTCGGCCAGTCCTGCCGCTTGGCTGGTCCTGAATAGCGCCATAGCGGCTTTCTTATTGTCCTCAGACACTTGATTTGCCAGAGTCATGGAGAGGCTAGACACGCCCGTCAGAGTGTCGCTAATCCCTTGCCCGATGGCCTCTTGATCTCTGATGGTGGCCTGCTCGATTTCCGTTAAGGCTTTGTCGAGGTCTGCAACGGTCCTATCAATGACTGCACCGCTTTCTGATGCGACCGCGTTAAGTTCAGCCTTAAATGCTGCTAAACCCTCTTTGTTTGCGGCTGCGCGCTCTTCGGCGTCGTCGGCCATTACCTGATTTAAAATATCTTGTTTCTCTGTGGCTCTCGTCAAGGCTTCGGTAACTTCGACCGCCTCAACCCTAAGATCTACCGTCTTGCGCATGTTTGCTATGAGCCGGTCTCGCCTGTCCTCTACTTGACTGAGCGCATTCCCCTCAGTTTGTAAAGCTTGATTCAACAGGTCACGTAACTGCGCATTGTCGCGTTGTTCTGCATTAAACTCTTCTAATGCTGTTTTTGCGTCTTCAAATCGTGTCCGCTGTAGGGCTAACTCTTCATTAAGTGCCTTAATCCTTGGCTGGTTCTCCATAAAACTCTGCCGACGAATGGCCAATACTTTGGCCTCCTCGTCAGACATGACGCCCAGCGCTACCGCGTTTTCTTCATAGGCCGCTTTTAGTCTCTGTTCAGATTGAGCAAGGGCATCAGTAACCGCCTCACTAATTCGCCTCTGGTTATCCAGGTCCTCTTGGTGTGTCTGGTAAAGGGCGACAACAGCAGACACCGCACCGAGGGCAACGGCCAGAGGGCCAGAAAGCACACGAAGTTGGCCAAACAGACCAACCAATGCTCCCACTTTGGGATTGACAGTAGAGAGACCAGCAGCCACCGCTGAGATCCCCTCACCGCTCATGCTCTTTAAATCGATGTTTGTTTTCTTAGATGCGTCGCCGATGTCCTTTACTTCAGCCTGAGCTTTCTTAGACGCTTTCGCGATGCCTCCCAAGCTTTTCTCGGTGTCGCTTGATTGAGCCCCTAAATTGTTGAGCGCATCTTGCGTCTTTTTGATCTCTTCCTGAAGCTGCGAACCGTCCGCCCGCATCTCAAATAGAATCTCACCGCCATCGACACTGTTAGACATGTTGAGCCCTCCTCAATCTGCGGTCAAATTCTGCCCGCTTGGCTTGCTTGGCCCCTGCCTTGGCCTGCTCTGGTGTCTCGTGCAGTAGTCGAAACTCCGCCAGCAGGGCGACCCGTACCGGGCGAGGCTGGCGCATAAACCAGCCCGGGGTCTGTCCCCAGAGCCGGTCTATTCGCAGAATCATTAGGTCGCCCGCGCCTCGGCGTCGGTAAAATTTACCTGTTCAACGACCTCCTCCTCACTCGGCAGCCCAGACGCCAGCCAGTCGGCTACCTGTCGACCCTCCCGCAGGATCTCGGATAACTGCACTCGGCGAGGCAGCAGGACCTCCAGCACAGCCTCGCCATAGGCGACGATGTCCAGCGAGGCAGGGCGATAGGTGGGCACCGTCAGCCGCTCGTCAGCCAGCACCAGCCCCAGCGCGGCAGCACTGCAGCGGAGCAGGCGAGCCCGGAACGTTGCATGCTCTGGCTCTGTAGGCCATCCCACGGTGAGGTCAGCAAGCGCCGTCCAGGACGTCGGGCGCTCAATCTCCAGAGCCCCCAGCGGGGCCAGCGTGACGCGGTCCATTAGCTCGGCCCGGTCGCGCTATAGCCGCCCATGCATTCGGCGGTAATGCTGATCGTGTTGGGGTCGCCCTCGCTGAAATCCCAGGTGAAAATACACGTTGAGAAGGTTGCGACATAATCGGCACCGTCACCGTGATCGGTCCCTTCGATTTCGAACTTGAGATCCAAATTCCATTCCTCATGAGCCGACGAGACCTTGGCCCAGGGTATGGTGGCTACATTTCCGGTGAAATCGCACACGTCCAGAACGGTCAAATCTGTCGATGCCGTGGTGGTCAGCATGCGGAAATGCACGTCAAAAGTAATTTGAATGACAGGGTCGTCACCCTTGCGACTGCCGACGATAGCGCCCCGGTCTCGGATTACGATGCGGTCCGCCTTGGCGTTTGAGAATGAAACGTTTCCGTTTTCATAGGCTACGACGTATTCTTTCGGCGTCCCAGAGCCGTCCCGAAACGTGACTTTTCCGTCGCGTCTGACTTTAACGATAGTGGATTCAGCCATTTGTTAGGCTCCTCTTAGGTTTTCGGCCAGAGCGACCGCGATATCAGCTTGTAATTCTGGTATCAGATTGAGCGTGAGCCGCTCTTGCACTTCGGTATAGACCAGTCGGCGGGAGCGGGCTCGGTGGACATATGCCGCATAAGTGCGGCCTCTCTGCTGTGCATCATTGGACAGCGAGATCATGAGCGTGGTCTCCGTCGCGGCGACGTCAGCCTCCCACGCGTCGCGGCTGATGCCCGTGTCGACGGGCCAGCCCTCGCGGGCGTCGTCGACCATGGCCGCCGCATGCTGCTCCAGCACCGGGAGCAGGACCGATAGGTCGACGGTCCCAGTCTCGAAGACGGGCGACAGGGCGCGGGTAACTCCGAGCTTGACTTTCATTATCGCCTCCGCACCAGTCGACGCAGCCGCCGCGCTTGGGTGAATGCCTGACCAAGCACAGCACTAATCCCTACCCCGGGCTCAGCCTGCTGGGGCTGGCTGTATTTCTCCGTCTCGGTGATGGTCTGCTTGAGCCGCTCAATAATCGGCGGGAGGACTTGATCCCTGATGGCCAGTAACTGCTGCGTATACAGCGGGTCGGGGCCCTCGCCAGTGCGGTGCACATATTGGGCATAGTCGACGTTATTCGTGACGTGGTAGCCGATGAACGGGCGCTGTACTGGCTCGACGTCCCAACCCGCGATTGACCGACCGGTGACGATGGGCCAGCCCTCACGAAGTTGCAGGAGCACATCCTGACCGCCGCTAATCAGCACCAGAAACTCGCCCGCCGTCAGTATTCGACGACTGCCGTGCTTGCGGCGGAGGTGCCGCTCTACCGACTGGAGTTTGATGTCAAAGTCGATCATGGGCTTGCCATTGTCAGCACGAATGTCACGGAAAGCTCAAACTGTTGAATCATGAAAGCGCCGCCGCCCTGTCGGGTCGTGGTCACTGGGCCAAACGTGACGGCCCCTTCAGTCGTCAGAGTGGTCCCAGGCTGGGCGAGATACCTCTGGGCCGCGTGCAAGTCGCTGAGCGCTGTGCTGGGTGCCTCCAGACCGCTTGAGGGCTTTAGTTCGTGGCCGAGTTGGATTGTGTAGCGGGCGGTCACCCTCAGCCCGTCAGCCCGGGGCGCGTTGCGGTTGCGCTCCTTGCGGTCTCCAGCAGGCAGCACAGCAAACGAGCGATTGCCACGCGGGGCCCCCACGCTCAGCAGCCCGGCAGGACTGCGGCACTCGGCCAGACCCGCTGCAGTGAGGCGGGCAATGGCTGCTGTGAGGGCGGTAGCGTAGGTCAACGGGGATACCTCGATACCCTGCCGCTGCTAATCTGGATGACGGCGCTTGTGGGCTGGTGTGCTTCGTCGAGGTTGTTGTCCTCGTCGCTGTCCATCAGGCTGCGGATTTTGTTGTACAGCCGGGGGAGGGTCTGCTCAATCCGACGGGCCTCCTCTCGATACGGGCCGCCAGTGCCGAGCGTGAGGCTGAGGTCGTCGAGGGCATAGACCAGCGCCTGAGCCGTCAGCCATGGCCGCAGCGCTGAGGGCGTACGCATCCTCCAGAACGGCAGCCCCTCGCTGTAAAGGCGGGTTGTAAGTTCCGTCCAGGCGTCGGTGATGAACTTCTGCAGGTCGCTGGCCCCGGTCGACTGTAGGGCGCTCAGGCGGCTGTAGCGGTTGGTTAAATCGGTGGTGCCGATTGGCGGGTAAAGCCGGGCGAGACACAGCGCAGCATCACAATAAAAATCGTGCTGGTCTCCGCCGATGGTCGCCGTGAATTTTACCAGCCAGCCCTGACCCAGGGCCTCGCTTGCTGTGGTGGCTGCCGTCACTGTGTACGAAAGCGCCCCAGCGGCCGCTGAGGCCGTCGCAGCGTCGACGAGCACCGCACCCCCTGCGTCGTACAGAGAAAACGTCACAGCGCTAACTGTGGGAGCGCTAGCGCTATGCTCGACACTCACGCTGACCGTCGTGTCCTGGTTCTTGGGAATCAGGACAGGCCCAGTCCAGCGGGCACTGTATGGGGTGCCGTCGGCCATGGCTTACGACAGGATTGAGGTCGGATCAGCCACCACACAGCGCCAGCGGAGCGCGCCGCTGACCTGCACGCCGACGATATCGATGGCCTGCCCTGCATTGGCAAATGTCGCGGTGTCGTTGCCTGCGCTGTTCATGTCGCCGCCGATATTGATTTCAACGTCTCCGCCGCCGTCGACGTCGAGGGCGATTGTAGCCCGCTGGCCCACAAATTTGCACACAGCCATTACGCGGGTTTCGTTGGTGCCGCCGCTGGTCAGGAGACAGACGAAATTGTGATGGTCGGGAACTGGGATTTGTCCGGCGTTGCCGGGGTCATCGATGAGCAGGACACCAGGAAGGCGGGTGGTTTTAATGGCCATTTTCTGTCTCTCTTGTCAGGGTGTGGAGCGCACGGGTTTACTCTGTAAACCTGTGAAATGTTAGCGGTTTTTGTCTCGCCTATCGGCGCGGATTGCAGCCTCTCGGGCTGTCTTGCGGGCCTCAGCCGCTGAGATCTTACCACGACTGTGATCGATAATCTGCCGTGTCATCTTGGCAATCGTGTCTCGCTGTCCCGGTTTCTCGCCGCTCATTTTGCACGCTTGCGGCGAGGCTTGCGGGTGCCCTCAAGGGCTTCTGTCTGGACCTGCAGCGTGAATGATTTCTCCATGCCCTCAAGCTTTTTTTCGGCCGCTTTGAGGTCGAATAGCAGGTGCGGAGCGGTTGCAGCCCGGGCACGCAGCCCGTCGGCCCGCTTGCGCATGGCATCGACTTTCTCACGCAAGACCAATTCGTGCATTGGCTCGACCATTCCAGTATCCCGGAGATGGGCTTTGAAAGCAGCGACGACGCGGCTGGCTTCGGTTTTGTTCCAGAGGATCTTATTGGACAGGGTTACCGTCGGCTCCTGCCCGACCTCTACCCACCACATGCGCCCGTCGACGCATTCATAATAGCGGGCATAATCATAGAAAATCGCCTCTTCCTCGTCTTCACCGTCGAGGAGCAGGCGCTTGTCTTTGGGGTTGATGTAGGTGCCGCCCTTGGCGACGGCACCTTGTATTGCCTTGTTTAGGTCCATGCGGTGATCGGTGCCGTTGACACCGGGCATTGCGACCAGTTTGCTAAGCTCTGGAATCCACGCATGTTCGTCGTCCCACTCCCAGGCGTTGCTGTAGTGGACATAGACAAACGGCGGCTCGGGCCGTGTGCGGGCGTCTACAGGCAGCAGATCGGGATCATATCCAGCCACGGGCGCGCGGCGCTTCGGGCCTTTAATGGTGCGGGTTTTCTTCATGGGTGGGCTCCTAATAGGGTTATCGGTCGGTGACGATCTTGACGCCTCGGGCGTCCTCAGCCTCGACCACAGCGGGGTAAATCTGCCCGACCAATGCGGTCTTGAAGTTGGCAGAATCGCGGGACATTTCAAGCAGCATGACCTCGTTGGCCATCAGCACAGAGTCGCTTGGGATGTGGCCCTGAATGACCCGAGGGTCAGCGAGGGTATAGGCAAACGCGCCAGCGCCAAACATCGCCCCAGCACTGTCAGCGCCGCCGTTCGCGGTGCCCACAGAGTCGGACTGATAGAAGTCGATGTTGAGCCAGGAACCCTTAAACCCGGGGCCCTTGGCTGCAAGCATTTGCTCAGACGCGGGGGCAAACTGTACAGCGCCAGCCTCAGCCCGGAGAGAGTTCTGGAAATCGTTGAACTGCTGAGGATACAGGACGGCGGCGTAGTTTCCGCTAACGTTGCTGCTATTCAATTGGTAGACTGCATCGAAAATGTCCGACACGGTCAGGTCAACTGTAGTGGTACCCACGGAGTTGCTCAGGGAGCCAAACAGCGCACAGAGCAGGTCCGTCATGGTCAGGCCGACACCGGCGACGAGGTTGGCGGCGACGCGCTCGACATCAATCGGGCTGCCTGCCACTGGGACAAGGTCAGTGATCGAGTATTGGAGGGCGTACAGCGACGGGGCGAGGCTAAACTCGCTGGTCGTGTAGGTGGCATCGGTGATTCCAGCGCCGGTCTCTGTCCGCGTGACGAAGGGCTGAGGGATGGAATCCTGGGTAACGTCCATGGTTTTCGAGCCGCTGGGGCTCCATGGGATGCGGGTCATGAGGGCAGTCAGGTCTGTGGGATCGTACAACTGGGCCAAGACCAAGTCAGAAAGTACAGAGGCGACGAGACCGCCGTGAGTGTTGAGATCGCTAGTATTGATGGGCATGGTTCTACCTGTGATGAGGTGTTTCGGTGTGGGTCATGCCCATTTCGCCGGGCGGGCGAGGCTGATACCGGACAGCCAACCGAGGGACCCGCCGAGATTGTAATGCACCGCAGAACAATCACGCAAGACCATACGCCTTATCTGACCAATCCCTTTTTTTTCAGGGCCTCGAGCATCATCTTCCCTGCGTCTACCCCGTGCCGGGCCTTCAGTGCCGAGTATTGGTTGGCGAGCGACGTGGGCGCTGGCTTGGGCTCGTCGGTGCCCGCGTTGGGGCTGCTGGCTGGCTTGCGGGGGGCGGGGGCTGCTGGGGCGGGGGCTGCCTCAGCGGCGGCGGGCGCATCGCTTGGGAACCAGACCCCGAATACTTGATCACTCTTGAGGGTCTCCAGGTAGTCAGCAAACGCGGGCGGCTCGGCGTCGCCAAGCTCTGCAATTTCCGCCTGATACTCCCGCCTCAGCACCCGCTGGGCGCGCTTGCTGGTGATGCCCAGCCCTGTCAAATGTAGGTCCTGCTCGTGTCGCGTGGTCACGGTTTTAAGCTGCGTTTGAAGGGCGCTTACCTGCTCCTGCAGCGGCTCTAATGCGGCAGCTTTGGCCTTGAATTCGTCCCGCTGCTGGGTGACTGCCCGGATTTGCTCGCGCATCATTTTAACGTTTTCGCTGGGTGCTGCTGTGTTTTCGTCGCTCATGGTGGCTCCTTATTCTTCAGTGGGCATCATTTCAGCGAGTGCCGCGCCAAGCGCCATCTCTTGGGCTTGCTGCTCGACGAGGTAGGCAAGGGCGGCCTCGTCGCTGTCGAGTCCAGGGTGTAGGCTGCGGACCATTGTCATTCTCGACACCAGCCCTAGCGACTGCTCCCGCTCCAGGTTTTCAATCAGGGTTTTCCGCTCTGTCTGACTCAGTCCAAGCTGCGCATACTCGATGCGATACGCCCGCTCCTCAGTCGGCAGATTGTGGCCGCCGTAGGCGTTGGCCAGTCTGGCGGCGAGGGCCATTAGCTGCTGGTCTCCCTCGCGGTTGACGGGCTCGGCTTTCTGCTGGGCTCGTCGCTGACCGTCACGGGAAACAATGATGCTGATGCCGCTCTGTGGTGAGCCGCTGGATTGCAAATCGCCGGGGTTCAGCCCAGCAAACACCGCCAGCCGCTCGGCGTAGCTCCTCAGCGCCTCCATGCCAGACATGGGAGGCAGCCCGGGCGGGTAGGTGTCGATCCGCCCGGCGCTGTCTCGCTGGCTGCTGAATTTGAGGATGGTCTTGGGCCCGGCTGTGATGGTCTCAACGTTGCGGCTGTTCTGCAGCGTCTGGGTCTGCCCTGCTGGCAGGTCCAGATCAATCGCGACCCGCTGGGGGTTGGCGGAGTTGTTGAAAGCGTCCCACCAAGCCGTATATCCGACAGCGAGGCGGAGAGTACCCCGCACCAATTCGATGCCCGCTTTGTATGCCCAAAGCTTGTCTTGTAGCTCAGCATGGTAGAGCACATAGGGGAAGATGGGCCCCGCCTCGTCGGTGTAGGGATACTCGGTGCTACCGCTGTAGTGGGCGGTCATGTCGATGCGCTGTCCCTCGTCGCTGACCTCCTCGATCCTGAATACCGGCTCATCACCGGTGACGTCCCAGGTCTCGTAAGTCTCTACAGAGACCGGCCTCCCTGCCTCGTCAAGCCTCAGCCGCTGTCGCACCTCTGTCAGGCACCCAGGACGGTCAGGATAGCCGCTCAGGGCCTCGCATTTAACGACATTGCCCGGAGGCACGACCCGGTATCGCACCTCTTGGGGGGCGCTCGGGTCTGTCGGCCAGTCGACCCGCACGAAACACTCCCGGATACCTCGGGTGAGGAGGTCTCGCTGCTGCATTTTGGGCCAGATGGCCGGGGTAATGATGGCGCTGAAATCCTCGACACCGTCAGCCTCGACAGTCGGCGAGTCGTTGTAGGACACAGCCAATTGGCTGAGTACCATTCGAAACGTATTCTCAGACAGGTCAGGATTTAACTGAAGCTCTGCCGCAATCTCGACAGCGTAATCCTTCTGTATCTCGTTGATAATGTCGTTTTCATGCTGACCTTCGAGCATGCGCTCTCGGAGTCGCTGCTCTTCGAGCCGGTCTTGGGTCGTGGAATCAATCAGGGGATAGGCCATTATTTAGCCGCCATGGAGAAAAGGGAGGATTGGACCGCTGGACGCCAGAGAGGCGGGCGGCTCATGGTGAGGTATTCGCGCTGCTGCTTGCTAAACGTGCGTTTCTGCCCGACACGCTCGCCGGTGATCTCTACCTGATGCCAGCCGTCCAGTTCTGCCAGCGGCTCAGCCTCGGAGATGACCACCCACGCGCCAGCGCTCGCCCACCGCTCTGCAAGCTCACAGACCGCACCCCTGCCGAGGTCGTGAGCGTAGCCAGTGGTGCCGACGTAGGGCGGATCGATGTACACCACAGAGCCGGGGGGGAGCTGTGGTGGGTCGATGTCGCGAGCGTCGGGGAAGATGGAGGCGGGGAGGGTGGGGAGGGTGGAAAGGCGGTCAACCATCCCCTGATCAGTGACTTGATATTTACCGTCCTCAGGGCCAACCCGTCCGCGTCGGATCATTTTTTGACCAGCAGGCCACCAAGGAGCCCAAACACCAGCCACCTCCCGCAAAGGTAGCCCGCTGTTAGCGCTTCGCTGCACATAGCACCACCGCGCCACCTCACGAGGATCGACCGGGGGCGACTTGACCGGCCCCTCTGCTCTCAGCCGTTCCCACAGCGCGCGGGGATCTTCGTCCTTCCATCCCCGGATGATCTCAGCCGCCTTGCTCCTCAGATCGGCGTCGGTGTAGCAGGTCAGGAGTAGGCGGCAGCCGTCGTCCGGTTCACACCACAGATAGCGAGCAGCACCACTACCAGAGCGCAGCCCCAGGGTGCGCAGGATGGCGCTGGCGTATCCTTGCTTGTTGCCCATGCGGGAGACAGGCGGGCGGGCGTGTTTCCCCCCATGGAGGCGGAGAGACAGGGCCGCAGTACCGGCGCATAGTTCAAAGAATAAGCTCAGAGGCTCAGTGGGGTCCAGTGTCATGGGGGGACCTTGGGGAGTCGGTGGAGAGCCACCGCTCCAAGGGGAGAGGGAGGGTGGGAA